CATCTCGACCCGGCAGCAAGGCACCGTTTGTTATCCGGCTCCGACCAGGGTTCTTTTTCGGTCGAGCAGTCTTGCGACTATTCGACGGTAAACCCGGAGCGATTTCGCTAGCCGATTCCATCCACTAAATCCGGTGTTCAAAAGCCCCGCATACCCCCAAACCTGGGCAATGACAAGCGGATAGTGCGTCCGCCATCTCAAGATTAACACGAATAATTACAATGGTTTATAACATCGTGCTACGGCCATGCTACAGTCAGCACGCCACCAGAACCTATAAAAAACGCTAAGGTTGTAAGGAGTTAACGCGCCATTTTGGGGCCCAGAAAGCCCGCTGCTTGTCGCTCCCGTCGGAGTACGGGGTATGTACGATGTATATGAGCCAGCACGTTGCCAGCACGGGGGCAGGAAATGCCGATTTTTAGCGGCTAAGTAGAGATCGGCGGACCAAAGAATGCATGTATGTTTGTAATCTCCGTATAGCCTCCTCAAAAACACCCTCAAGGCACCCCACCAGAAAATAGAACATACCCCCCATACATACATACATACATTACGTATATATATTTGATATTATTTAGGAATACTGTTGCCACACACCCCCACTACACCTCTATACATCCGCTATACATCCGCGTGGACGGGCTCTAACTTTTTTTCACGATCCGATAGCCATCGACCGTCCATTCGATAAATCCGGCTTCGACGGATTGTGCGAGCAGATCCTTGATTTCGGCGGAGCGTAAGGCGCTGCGAATGTAGATCTGGATATCGCGGACCCTCAGCGTTCCCCGCCTTTCGATCAGCGCGACGATTTTGTTGCTCCAGGCCCGGCGCTCGGTTTCCGGTGTGTAATCCATTGCTGTGTTGGCTAATGCTAGTCCAGCAGTCCAGGCGACGCCGATGGCCCAATCGATATCGTCGCGGCCAACCTGGGCCTTGCAGCCCCAGCGTCCAGCAGCGCGGATGGTTGCCAGCCGAACGGCGATCTCGCCGGCGCGAGCGATGTACGGTCTAAATGCTGGCTTCTCGTCCATGTATTCGTCGCGCATCCGTTCGAAGTCACGATAGGATGCGGCGGCCGCCTCAGAAGCCCATGGCAACACCTCGGGTGTGAATACGGCTTCGGGGTTATCGATCTGCAGCAGGCTTTCCGGTCCCGACCACAGATAGAGCGTCTGCAGTGCCGTGCTCAGCCGCTCCGGCACCGTGCCGGGCTCGAGCTCTGGCTCGCGATCGGCGGCGCGCAGATCTGAATTGAGCACCAGGAACCGATTGAGAAAGCCGTTGACGACGTGCTCGCCCTGCAGCGCGCCATGAAACTCGTCAGACGTTGATAGTCCGAGAATTGAGATTGCTGGCGACTGGATGATCTTGGTTTCACGGTTGGCCCATTCCGGCGTTGCCATCGGTGCGAACGACGTCGCCCATAAAGTACGCAACACTTTGCTGATGGTCAGCTCGAAGCCCGACGCCTTCTTGTTGGTGATGCGGTGGAGAAAAGCGCCGTACTCGTCTTGCAGGCACAGCGCCAGCGGTTTGCGTGTGATGAAGTTCAGCACCGCTGGCATCGAGATGAATTCGCCCGGCCCGATATGACCATGCGCTTCGGCGGCCCACATCAAGGCCATGGTGGCGTCGAGGAGATGTTGTTTGCCACTCCCGGTCGGCCCGACTGGAATGACATACAAGTGTGTTGCCGAGCGCGTCGGGCCGGCGACGCGGCGACCGATCAGGGTGCCGACCACGGTGACCGCGGCACCGAGCGCGAGCACCCGATTGGGCCGCCGCGCGGTAGCGACGATCCAATCGATGATGTCGCCGATTACTCCCGGCACTTTGGTGAGCGCTTCCAGCGAATCCGTTTTGGCAGTCGGCGCCACCGCCGGCTCGGCTGGTATTTCGATGGCGATGCTCGGGCCATTGGCAAAGTTGAGACGCTCGCTTAAGAATTGCCAGGCGGCCTGCAGATCGCAACATAGGGCCACCATGACGAGATCGAGCGGCGTATAGCCCTGGTCGGCGCCGAAGTCGCGAATTCCTGCCGGGACGATTTTCAGATTGAGATGGCGCTTCTCCGGTGGTCGGTCCGTGGTTGACGGCCGCCACATCGGCACCGCCTCGAAGCCGAGCTTGGTGCGGCGACAGCGGTAGAGCCCGAGCGCCGGGACCCAGGCGGAAAGATTGGCAAGCGCGGCCTCGTTGAGCTGCCGGTGCGGGCTGGCGTCGTCGCCACCATTACCGCGCCCGGTTTGCGACTCCGCTGCCTGATAGCCGAACGGCGCTAGTGCGACCGAGATTTTGGCGAGAATGTCGGCCGTCAGCTCCGGCAACTCGCCAGGCGTCACGTCTTCCAGGGCGTCGCTGCCAGTCCACACATAGGGCTGGCCAGTGTCGGGATGAATGGTCGGCGGAAGCACCGTCTGCCGGCCGGGGCCGATCAGATCGACGACGCGGTGTCCGTCAATGCTCCAGCTCATTGATTGGTCGATGGTCGGGCCGCGGTAGAACAGCGTCTCGCCCTTGGCGCCGCGTTTTTTGATCGGTGTCGGCGGCAAGATGCCAATGATCGCCGCCACGATCGCGGGATCGTCGGTGTCAATGTCGATCGCCACCGTGCCTTGACTGGCTGGGCCGGTGATCACGCCGATGCCGCTGTCGCCTTCGGCCCAGCGCCCACGCTCGCTCGCCGGCGGAATGCGGCGCAGGAAACGACGCTGCCAGTTCGACAGACCAAGCCACTGGCCGGCATGCCAGAAGCCGGGGCGTTTGGTGCCGGGCATGATTGGGATCGCGGCAAAGCCGCGCTCGATCAAACGCTCACCGATTTCGGCATAGGCGCCCACGAACGTCACTCCCTTTTTAAAACGGCGGTTCGTGGTTGAGAATTTTATCGCGCAGCACGTGCTCATAGCCGACGACGATGCGGCGCAGAAACTCGCGCCATTGTCCGGGCGTCAGTTTGGCCAGGTCAGTGGTGCCGAGCTCTTCCAAAAAAGCTCCGGCGCCGCGGCCGGCCTCGAGCGCGGCGCCGATTTCGTAGTCGTCGAGGATTTGTTTGGTCATGGCATAGACATGCTTTGCGGCAGCGTGGCAGTCGTTGTCGTCGCATAACCAGACGATCGGCGTGCGTTCGCCGGCGTGATAGCCGAGCCACACCGCATGGCGGTGGCACACTGCGCACAGCGTCGGCTCCTTGGTGGCAAAACGGTTGGCGACGAAGGCGCTCAAAACAGCACCTCGTCATCGATCTGCGGCGGCGCTGGCGGCAGCCGATGCGCCACGAGGCAACGACAGTGGCGATTGACTTCGACCTCGGAGCCGTCGGACCGGCGCAGGCGACGTTCGACCACGCGCCAGAACTTGCCGTCGCGGGCGACGACAATCGCCAGCACCTCAGACAATTCAGCGGCGCGGTGCATGGCTTGCGCGACCGTGTATGGTGCCAGCGCGCGGCCGCCCATGGCGTACCACCATCGCTCCGCCATTTCGCGCGCATAGCCGGTGCGCTGCAGCGAGATGTACTCGCTATAGGGCGACAGCCCACACAGGTACTCGACGCGCAAACATGGCGGCGCCGCCGGATCACTGAATTTGACGTGTTGTCGGAGACTGACTTCCGTCACCGGCAGCCATTCGCTGGCGCCCATGATCGGCGCCCAGTCGGCGACACCAGCGTGCTTTGGCTTTGGTTGCTCCTGCGGAAATTCGTGACCACAGCACGTGCATTCTGTGGCCGTCAGCGCATTGAGTTCACTGCACTCCGGACAGCGTTTGGCCGCGACGGTATCGGCCTTGATGCCGGCTTCGCCGTTGCCGGTGCCGCCTTCAGCACGATCGACCGGGCCGTGGCGCCAGACGTTGCCGGCGAAATCCAGCACCAGGCAGTCGTATTTTCCGTCGGCCTTGCGGGTGCCGCGGCCAATCATCTGGACGTAGAGGCCGGTCGACAATGTCGGTCGCAGCATGGCGATCAGATCGACCGCCGGCACGTTGAAGCCAGTCGTCAGTACGTTGACGTTAGTCAGTGCGCGGATTGTGCCGGAGTGGAAGCCGGCAATGATGCGATCGCGCTCGTCGGCCGGTGTCTTTGCCGTCACCGTCGCCGCGGCGATGCCGCGATCGCGCAGCGCCTCGCCGACGTGCTGGGCGTGACGAACGCCGCAGCAGAACAGCAGCCATCTGCGGCGATCCTGGCCGCGTTGAAGGATTTCTTGGACAGCGGCGTTGATGATAGCAGCATCGTCGGCGGCATCTTCCAGCGCACCGGCAACGAATTCACCGCCGCGTATCGCCACGCCGGAGATGTCGATATTGGCCGCGGTCGCTTTCGACGACAGCGACGCCAACCAGCCGTCGCGAATGCCCTCGGCGATGCCGTAGTTGAATACAATCTGATCGAAAATCTTGCCGTCGCCTTCGTCGAGTCTGCCGCTATCGAGCCGATACGGTGTCGCGGTGAAGCCGCATACCCGCATCGTTGGTTCAAGCTCACGCAGGCCATCAATCAGGCTGCGGTACATGCCGTCGCCTTCATGCGGCACCAGATGCGCCTCATCGACAATGACGAGGTCGCGGCGGCCGAGCCGCCGCGGTGAGCGCCAGACGCTCTGGATGTTGGCCAGCACGATCGGTGCCTGCCAGTCGCGCCGACGTAGCCCGGCTGAGTTGATGCCGCAGGAAAGGTTCGGCCACACGCGCAACAAATGCTCGAGGTTTTGCTTCAGCAGCTCGCGCACATGCACCAACACCAGGGCACGCAATGACGGGTAGTGCGCAGCAATGTCGGTGATGACTTTGGCAATCAGCACCGATTTGCCGGTCGCAGTAGCCATCGCCACGAGTGGATGGCCACCGCCGGCCGACCAATAATCATCCAACGCCTTGAGCGCGTCGGTCTGATACGGACGCAGCTCCATGATCAGGCCGCCGGCTGCTTCTTCCATGGAGCCGCGCCGGGACCGGCGGTCGTCGGCTTGGTTGCCGGCTTAGCTGTCGGCGTCGGCTTAGGCTGTGTCGTCGGTTTCGGCGACGGTGCTGACGATTCCGACTCAGCGTCTGATAGCGGACGCACACGCTTGATCTTGTTCTGGTCGTCGAATTGGCCGTACTTGTCGGACGCAATACCGATCCGCACCCGCGCTGGCTTGAACTTGAAGACTTCGGGATCAGTCACCTGTTGATTGATAGCGAGCGCAATACAGATGTCTTTCAGATTGCGACGCGCAATATCCTGCGTTGTCGGATTGCTGTGCTGGTAGCAGAGCTGTTGAAAGATTTGCCGACCCTCATAGTCGCCGTCACTGATTTTCCAGATCAGCGTCAGCATATGACCGTCGCGGGATTTCGGTTGGCTGATTACAGCGTCGATAATCTCTGCGGTGTAGTCGCCGGCAGGAACCACCTGGAAACGCGAACCACCTTCTTGCTGTTCCGGGTCGAAATAAAACTCATCACTCATAGATCACTCCTATTTGGTTGTTGATCGCACTTTGTTTCCCGGTGCGACCCTCGGGAACAACGGCGCCAGCGACACGCCGACGTCGAAATCTTTGGGGCAGAGGATTTTTGGCGGCAGCTCGAAGCGGCTCTTGGCGACGAATGCCGGCCGCCCCTCGAAGTGCAGCCAGCGTGCCGAACCGCCGTCGGCGCGATTGCGCTTTTTGCTAAAGCCGGCGTCTTCGCTGATCACCGCCACGTCGACGGCAAGGAAGGCGATGGCGTCCATTTCGTCTTGGACGAGGCCGCGCGCACGTCGGTGCAGGCGCAGCTGGTAACTCGTATATGACGACGCCCGCGGATCATTGATCGTCTCGACAGCACTATGTGCCAACAACACCACGGTCAGGCCGCGGTCACGACGCAGCCAATCCAGTGCGGCGAGAAAATCGCGCCACCAACGATCGGCGATGACATAGCCCTTGCCGTAGCCTGGCGCCTCGATTGACGGCCAATTATTGGTTGCACAAACGTCCGCCCATATCAGTCCCTCGAGCTTGTCGAGGCTGTCGAGCACGACGGTCTTGATATCGTGCGGCTCATTGCCGAGTGCCGCGAGCGCGTCGCGCACCTCGGCGTAGGTCGACAACAACCCAAACGTCGAAAGCTTCAAGCCGGCCGGCGTGCCGTCTTCGGTTTGAAGAAATACCGACTTCGGAAATTTCGCCGCGAGCGTTGTCTTGCCGACGCCCTCCTGGCCATGAACCAGAACGCGCGGCGGCAGCGTCGCGGTGGCTTCATAAACGTTGGCGAGCGAGATCATTTCGCCCCCCGCACTTTGC